TTTCCTGCAAGTTTTAGTTCCTGCGCTCTGAAAAGCACATAGTTTTTCATGGCCGCAACTTTTTGTTTGTTGTCTTTATTGAATGGGTCGCCGTCATCTCCGCTTGTATTTGATCTGAAATAATAATTCACAACACCGTCAACGGTATCCACCATGAATTTGTTTTCAGGCTTCGCCAATTCCTTCTGTTTTTTCATATATTCTTGGCGGTCACTATAGGTCAAAGCCTGTGCAAATTGCGGTTGGTTCAGGTCAAGCGCAAAGAATTGTGAATTCGGCATTGCATCAATTTCTGCTTTCACGTCTGGGTCAGAGACGCCTTTATACGCTGTCACGTCAATGCCAAGTGCCGCTGCTTCCGAACGAACGGATGATGGAAGTTTTGTCCAGTCACCCCTGTTTTCTTCGTTTGATTTTGCAATGGTATCTTGAAGTTCGTTTTTGCGTGCGTCCTTCTGTTCTTTCATCATTTTTTGTTCTGCATCATGCAGCGCAAGAAGTTCTTTCCCCGCTCCTGCAAATTGCTGGTCCAGTTCATTGGCTGTTTTCACCACTTCGTCAATGCCTGGTGTGTAGTCCTGTGCGTATGGAACAGAAACTGAATCATATTTCCTCTGCCATAATGCGGTGAAGTCTGCGGCGGTCATATCCTCCGTCCCCCCGTTGTTGATAACGGCATCACGTCCGACAACATTGACCGCCAGGCGCATTGGATTTTTCAAAAGCTGCGCTGCCCCACCCTCACCTTGTTGGTGTGCCATGTATAGTTCTGCGCCTGTCGGTTCGCGTCCTATTGCTTTGCGCAAATATGCAATATTGTTTTGCGTCATCTTAACAAACGCAACACTGCTGGCTGAAACGTCCATTTTGTCCATCAGTCCATAACGCTGCGCCGTTCCATCAGTGAATTGGAATATGCCGCCTGCGCTGCTTTTCGGGTTCTGTGCGTCGGCAATACCACGGCTTTCAATCAATGCAACCTTTGCCGCATATTCTGGGTCAATGCCATTCATACCTGCGATTGTTGCCGCCTTCCTGATATTTTCATTTCCTGCCACTGATTGTTTCATCATGGCATAGCGTTGTTGAGCGGCGGCGGCTGGCAAGATTGATTTCAGTTTTCCCTGAACCTTGCTGATGACCTCTGCATCTTTTATCTGACCAAGTGCCATTGCCTCATTGAACACCTGACCTGCCAGAATAATTTTGTTCGGGTCATTTGAATCAATCATGGATTCAATCTGAACACCGCGCATTTGCGAATATGCCCGTGTTTTTTCATAGGCAAGTTTCTTTTCATCCCAACCTTCGCTGGTTGCCAGTGACTGTAACAGCTGAAAGTTTTCATCTGCCTTTTTCTGAAATTCTTTATCATCCAGATAGTTCAAGGCAATGTCATTGACGTTTGATTTTATTGCAGTGTCAATCGTATTAGTTTTATAGGTCGTATATTCTTGCAACTGGTGCCGTTTTGCCACGTCCAGATACCGTGACCGCTGTTCAAGCAACTGTTTGTTGACAAGTTGACGAACGGCTGGGTTCAGGTCTGTGCGCCCGTCATATTGTTTTTGTAGGTCATTGAAAAATTTATCAACTTCCTGCGGCGCACCTAATGCGTTCTGTCCCTTTTTTGTCAGGAGTCCGCTTTCTGGATTATACATTCGGTCGTTTGCTTGGTCTACAATACTCGTTCTTTCTTTCAAAGCATACAGTTCATTATTTTCATCCTGAATGTTGATTGCCTTAGTGTGCCATTGCGCCCCAAGCCTTTGTATGGTGTTCCCGCCTTCAACCATTGCATCTGCCTGCAATGTTCCGAAGGCTGATGCTGGCGCGTTTATTTGTTGCCTCTGACCAGATATGGCATCTTGATTGATTGTACGATCTCTGTATGTCGGGACTGTTATCGCCATTTTTAATTCCTAATACCAGTTGATTGTTTCGCCATTTTTCAATTTTGTATATCCACTGCTGCTACTACCAATCGCCCCGCTCTTAGAAAAGTCCGCATAATTACTTGCTAATGTGGAAGCACCAGACAAGACACTTGAAAATGCGCTTGTTCTGGCTGCTGATTTCGCATTCTTCGCCGCCATTAGGCTGTTGTTCGCGCTCGCTTGATAATTCATGCCCTGCACTTGATATCCATATGCTTCACGCGCCGCATTGCTCCTAACGGTCAAGGCATCCAATTCACCAAACATTGATGAATCAGAAAGCGTGTCAAACACAACGTCACTGCCAAGGTCAATATTATTCGATGCAAAACCTGTGCGTTGCTTGGAAATAATTTGTGCTGTTTTCCTCCTAACGTCTTCCTCTGCTGCTTCTCCGCGCTTGATAGCATCTTGATATTGTCTGTCTGAAATTATCTTATTGTTTCTATCGACGGCTGCCTGATATTTGTACTGTGCTGCCTGTGCCTTTCCTTGCTGGATTGAACCCATTGCGCTTGTGACTGCGCCAAGGGCTGTTGCGCCAAGTGACAAGTATGCTGCTGTGCTGGCAGATATCAATCCTGCCGTTCCTGCTGCTGAAGCCCCAGCCGCGGCAATTGCTGGCAAAGCTACTATGCACATTTTCCAACCTCCTTAAAGACATAATGAAAAGGCTTATTCAACCAACCATGCGGCTCTGGCTCCATTATACTAAAACCAAGTATTTTTAACCAGTGCAATGATGCACGATTCCCTTTCATAACGTAATTGAAAACCGTTTGACCTGCCGCAATTTTTTGCAGGTGCTGACCTGACTGTTCAATGAATTGTCTTTTTACTTCTTTGATTCTATTCGTACCAAGTAACCAAACTGTTCTGCGGCGGTCAAATATATGCTGTTGCTTTGTTATTCCATAGAGAAGGATTGGAATGTCACTATCATTCAAAAATATTGTGTTTGATATTTCGCTGTTCTCCATGCTGTAAATTAGCGCGTCGAGTGGTTTCATCATACCTTGCGCCCATGCCTCTTCCTTATCAATGCTTCTTAAATGTGGGGCAATCAATTTGCAATGATCTATCGTCGCGGGGGTAGTAGTCGGTATTTTATCCATAAACAGGTGTCATTGTGAGTATTTTTGCAGGCAGAGGGTAGTTGTCGTATATGTATGGCGCAACATACCCATCATCCCACATACTGCCAACAGCAAGTTCAATGATTCCAGAATATGGTTCAATTGTCTGTGCCATATCGCCATTGGTGAATTTCGGTGGAATTTCATTGAGGGGTTCGCCCTTGCGCTGCGCCCCGTAAAGTCCCCTTGTCCTATAAACTTCAAGATATATTAAACGAATTTCTTTGGGGTCGCCTTTGGTTGAACCATCTTGACCTTGATCAGTTTCTGTTGCCATTGGTTGAATTTCAAAATCATATCCCATGCCAACGTGGATGACAGTGTAATTTGAAGGCAGTGTGATTGTTCCCTGTGAAACAGTCACATTCGGCAATACGTTTCCATCTGCATAGACAGAAACTGATCGCCCTTCAAGATGCCATAGTCCTGTTATTGTCGCTGTAGGTGCGCCAGATAATCTGGATAGACCGCAATCTATAAAATAAGCATTTTCCATCGGGTCGTCAATGTATTCCGCAAGGGTTTCTATGAAGCGGCGAGTTTGACCATTGATTGTCCTTTTTACAACAAAGTGGACAATATCGCGCCTTTCGGATTCGCTGGTAATGACTGCGACGGATTCAATAACTCCGTCTGTTTCGTGCCTAGCCCATCCCCATACCTTATGCTCTCTAAGATATGTTAATGTGCAGAGAGTCCCGTCTGACATAACCGCCCAGATAACGTCATCAGGTTCTTGTGCAAATGCCCAGTCTTTGATTGTTTTATTTTTCAGAAGGTGACGTGAAATAACAGAAAGGTCATTACCGTCATACCCGTCACTTTCAAATGTATATGTGTAGTCTCTTACCCTCTTTCCATAGCGTGCGGCAAAAATAGCGGTGTTGCCAATAACAATTGGTTTTACCTCTGATGAGCCATAATTTGTTTCTGGCACCGCGTCCACGGTTGTTGGTGACAATACGCCAGTGCTGCCTATATTCCATTCTTGGCTGGTTGTCATAACTAGTAGGCTTTTAAATGATATGAGGTGCCTAATTGGGTTCACCTTGCCAGAAGCGATTGCAAACGTGATTGCGTCGTCATCCCTTGAAGGTAATCTAGTTGTCATGTTTTTATACGCACCTGCGCGGGACATAAAAATCGTGTCAGGTTTTTCTGCGGTGTTTGCAAAAATTCGGCGTTGGTTTTGAAAAGCCACAACTGATGGGCATTTCGTTGAGCCGTCATCGCCAAATGGATTTCCTTCGCGTGGCGGCGTATCAGAAACGTCTGCCAATATATTATCATCCGTGAAGCTGTTTGTCTCTGAAGAACCTATATAACCATAAATTCCTGATTTATTTTTATAAATATTGTATTTTATCGCACCTGATACTGCTGTCCAAGAGATGATATTTGTATTGCCAGCGGTGGCGAGATTATTGGTTACGTTTGCATGTGTCCTCTTGGACACTCCGCCTGATGTATAAGTTGTGAAGCTTGTGGAATCAACCCCATCTAGCGTAAAGTTGTTTGCATCAATCACGGTGATCATTTTTGTGAGATTGTTAATCTCTGTCATACCAATAACATTTGAAATATTCACCTCGTCACCAGTGGAATATCCGTGTCCTACGGCTGTCACCTTGCATGGGTTTGCTTTTGTGACTGCTGTAATGTTCTTCCCTGCTGCAAGTCCAGTCAATGATTCTTCATAGTTCTCATTTTCCACGGCCGTTATTTTGTACTTATAAACAACAGATCCAGCACCAACCCCTACCGATGCAGAAATGTTTGTTGGTTTATCAATAGTCGGATTGAAGGCAATCAATGATAGTGTCCAAGATGCGTGACCTGTTCTTGTGAGTTCACGCGGCGCATAATTCTTGTGACAAATTGTCATCACATCTGCGGTCTGCGCATAATAAAGCCCAAATAAATCTGCATCCGTATATGGTGTTTGTATCTCATAAACTCGTGCAGAAGTACCTCCGCTTGTGTAGGTCGTATAGTTTGTGGAATCAACACCATTCAGCGTAAAATTGTTGGCATCAACTACGGTGATCTTAAATTGACGGCCATTCAATTCCGTCATGCCTCCTACGTTATCTATAAAAACTTCTTGTCCCGTAGTGTAACCGTGGCCATTGCATGTCACTTGAGCCGGATTTGCTTTTGTGACTGCTGTAATGTTTTTATTTGTTTCCAGAACCAATGAGCCGTCTTTGTAAACCCTCATATAAAGATGACCAAACTCAAGGACATATGCTTGAATTGTTGAGAATTCAAAAGGAATTAATCGTACTTGGTGGTCCTCTTTCCCCGCCTGTCCAGAGAATCTTGTCCCAGGCCGCTTGTAAACTCCACCTTGGGCCATGATAACATAGTTTTTAATAATCATGCAGCCTGTGCCGTACTTTTCAACGTCATATCGTCCATACATATCTGGAGAAAGTTCTCCCGCTGAAAATGCTCTATAGGTTTTCTTTGGCATTATTCTGTTATCCCGTATGCTTCGCGAATCCAGTTTGCATCCATTTCAGGTTCATCCGTGGCCTCAACTTCGCCCATGCGCACAGCTTCACTGATATGGTATGAGAATTGAGCCTTCATATCCTCCACCACCTGTCTCTGTTTCGCCATTACCCGTGCGAGATCAATGCCCATATAGGCGCATAATGTGTCAAAAAATTGAGGTGTGAATATATCAAAATTCTGGATATCACGAATATGAATAAGACTGGCATCTTTTTGGTTCGTCCATATTACTGCACTCTCTTTTCCTGTATCCGAGTCATAACGCGCGGCTCTCTGAAAAGGTATTTTGTCATCAAACTTACTTGATCTGGAAATCTCTATGGCTCTCAAACAGTTTGCTGGATAATAATATTCATATTCCCATCCTATGGGCGTGTATCCTGTTAAAGATAGTGCTGTTACTATTTTTGCGAATCCCCAGTTTGCCATTGATAGCAAGCTTTGTCTTTTCTGCTCAAAGATGGTCTCGCAGTTCTGGCGTTCGATGCTCGTCTCGTTCAGTGAGTTAACACGGCGGGTGTGTCCGATATTGAAAAGAGCTGTGTTGTAACAATCAAGTTGAGTCCTTGCCATTTCCTTCACCTTCATATGCTTTTGACATTAACTGTGACGGCGAAGGTTTGTCGGCGGACAGAACGCCCATTTCTGTAACATTGACATAGCATTCAACGTCTATGCCCATGTCGTCTGCATCTTCACCCTTGCGTTTTGTGATGGATTTCACCACCAGTGTTGCAACCGCTTCAACGGTCCGCCCTGGCTCAACGTCTTTCAATCCCAGTTTTTCAACTTGGTCACAATTCAGAAAGAAGCCAATGGGATATTTCGGGTCGTAATAATCGCAACAAGGGCTTGAATTATGATCGTTCGACATATCAATTTTATTTATTTTCATCCCATTGACTCCTGATTTAGTGGTTTAGTGACAAATTATAATTTACGTTTGAAGTTAGGGGCGATTGCATCCAACTCTGCACGGGTGACTTCAAGTCCTGTTATGGTTTTTACAGCGTCAGTGCTTGGGTCATTGCGTGCTGTCCAGTGGTCTTTATTGTCGTGTTCCAGCAATTCCAGTGCGGCAAGGATTGTTGCTTTGCGCTGCTCTGTTTCTTTGTCTATTGCTGGCGGTGCCGCTGGCAATTCGCCCGCTTTTGATGCAATTTGATTCGCAAGCTGTGCTGACAGTTTGTCTTCAACGGATTCAACAGCGGATGGAGTGCCCAATTCATTTCCGTTTTTGTCACATTCAACGCCCCACATTGGCATCTTTGAGCCTTTTGGAAGTTCAAGAGGAACAATTGATTGCGAAATGTCACCACTATCTTGTGCTGGTGGATAGTAAATATCGTTTTGGAATGCGCCGGCGCGGTGCGTTACTTTGAAATAGCGTGTCATAGTGACTCCTTTGTTGGTTTTCATATTGAACGTTCAATGAGTATATTCTAAAAAGGGGCAGGTGTTAAGCCCGCCCCAATTTACGCAGAATTTAATTAGGCTTGTCCTACCAATGTTTGACCGCCAAAGGCTGCAAGTCCTGATGTCACTGTGCCAGTGGTTGGGGCTGTACCCGTCACGGTATAGACAAGGCGGACATAACGGCTGGTGCCTTCCAGCAATTCTCCAAGGTCAATACGCTGACCAAGTGCCAAACCACCAGAAGCCAGCGTACGGGAAACCGTTTGGTGTGTGATTGGCGTGGTAAATGCCGAATCAGTTGCTGATTGCACGGCAATTGCCAAGCTGGTCAAGTTGTTGAACGCCTGTGTCACATGGACAAAAGGTTCAAGCCCGTTGCCTGACGCACGTCCTGCCACACCTAAGTCAATCACGTCAGTGCTGTTGGCCGTTGCAGTGATAGCCTGATCGCGGCTAAATAAATTTTTATCATCGAGTAACATGATATTTTCCTTTCAAAAGAGGTTTGATTTAGGTTTGATTTAGTCGGGGGCGGATATTTCACCGCCCCAACTATTCATTAAGAAACAACTGATTCTGCATCAGTGATAGCGTCACATTTCACAATTGGGATGCCACGGAAGGTCGTAAATTCCTGACCATAGATTTCCTTAAGTGTGAAAGCACCGTTTGTTCTTTCGGTGGTCATAATGTCCGCCCACGTTTTAGTGGTGTTGTTCATTAAGAACACATATTTCAAACCGTAACCTTGTGGGTTGCCTGGGATTTTGTTCATCGCCTGAATCATCATACGCAATAGTTTTGCCGATGTGTCAGAACCAGAACCGAAAGTTGCCAAGTCGGAAACGTCAATATTACAAACGCGAATAATATGACGATAGTCTTTCAGGGCCAATCCGCAGTGCCAGATAAATTGTGTCTGTTTAACTGTGCGCCGTGTACCACTTTCTGCAATCACTTGGCGACCAAGGTCATTGCGTTCGATACCTGCTTTGGTTCCTTTTGGATAGATACCATGCAAGCCACGTTCGCCCAAACCTACCAACCAGATTGAAGTATTGTCAGAGCCAGAACCACCAGCTTTGATGATCTGATTCCCATACTCACCAGTTGATGAATTGTAGCGCGGCGCAATCCCTAGAAAACGGTCAACGTTGATTGCTGGGTTTCCATAGAAGAATGTGGTGCTGAAAAAGTCGTTCATACCTTCCAGTGTTGCCACGTCTTCGGACGCACGCACTGCGGCTTCATTTCCACCAAGGCGCAACATTTCGGTGTCGGCTTCTGACCAACCTTCCAAAAGCATTGTGCCTTCGTCAATTTGCTTAGTGAGTGATTTGGAAGGTGTCACACCAGTATTGATGCGGCGTGTGCCTACCGTTGGTTTGCCAGCGCGTAAAGTGGTGCGATGACCAGTTGGTAAGTTACCCTCCATCCAAGGTAAGAATTTCAGAATATCGTTCTGGTTGTTGAGGACTTCAACAACGTTTGCAATATCCTGCATATTAGGGTCCATACGTTTTGCGATGTCTGAAAAAGTCAAAACATCATTTCCAATTACAGCCATATTTTATACTCCTGTGTTAAGTTTCGGTGGGATACCAAACCTCTGCCAATGTTTTCTGTCCGTTTGTTCCGTTTCCAGTCGTGTTGAAACTTGGCCGGTCTTCACCAGTACCTTCTGCCAAGGCAAGTGCCATGGCAAAAACTCCAGGATGATTGCCAGCACCGTAATGGCCCAAGAATGTCTTATCATCTTCCGATGGGAAAAACCTCTTGATCATTTCCTCGGCACGCCCGACACGCTCCTGAAATCTGGCATCGCCATCTTTACCGAATGTTTCGTGCGTTTGTTTCTTCCAACCTTCAATTCGTGCATTGTGCTGGTCCGCTAAATTCTTCATCATATTTGATAATATTGAAGAATGAATATCGACAAGCTTTTGCGCTTCATCTTGGGTAGCATTTAGTTTTTGCAATACTGGAATTGCCTCGTTCAAAGCATTTTGGTCAATCTCAACCCCTTCAGGGATATTGAATGGCTCGTATTGTATAGTTTGCGCTTCTTGGTTCCCATCCTTTTTATCCTCACGAGAAGAATCCTCATTGTCGGTATCTTTTAGATCTTGGTTATAATCGGACTGATTAGACTGATCGGTCTTATCAGTTTCAGGCTGGTCTGCACTTTGCGCTTGTGCATCTTCGCCAGAATTCTTTTCATTAGCTGCTGGTGCCTCTGCTGGAGTGATTCCAGCGTCTGCCTCTAGTGTTTCATTCGCTGTTGGTGTCTGTGTCGTGTCTGTCATTTAATATATCCGCCTTATCTTCGTATTCCGTATCATATCTCATTTTAGCTATAATGTCTTTATCATTCAATAGGGCATTGTTAAGAAACCACAATCCTGCATTCCTTATACCCTCATTATAGGCATGTTCAGTTGGATTTTGATTAAACGTCGAATTAAAAATTCGCGCAAAATCAAGAAATACCGATAGGACATACCTTGTTTCTGGGTCATTGCAAATTTTTACAAATCCATTTGCAAGTTTTTCTTCCAAGGTATATGAGCGTTGCTTTGCTTTTTTAACTGCCTTTGGGTCGCCAGAATCGTATGACATAAATTTCCTATTATCTTGTGTTTCTAATACAATTGCGGCCAGCCGGCCCATCGGTGGGGCTCATAAAGAGGCGGAGGAGTGAGCAGTCCAGTCAATGGCAAATGCGGCAAGAATTTAGCCGTGTCCAGAGGTATTACCTCAGTGCCGTCACTCTCCCACATCCCGATGATATCCCAGTCGTTCAAGCCCAGCCCCGGCATGGTGGCAGGGTCAAAGTTACTGGCAGCCAAACAATCACAAATAACCTTACCAAGTGCGGGATTAGTCCCCGGCATCGGCAGGCGATACTGGCCCAGCACGCTGGCGATTGCTTCTTGTTGTTCAAGAGTGAGGCTTTCAAAAGTGGTGCCTTCATTCATACGCAATAAAACACGATAATAAAAATCGCTCATATTGATATCCTCGCAAGTTCAGAGTTGGAAATTCTGGCCGGGTAAACCCTCAATTCACCAATTGCGCCGTTGAGATAGTCAATCGGCGACCCAGCCACAACACAGTGACCGATGCCCATTTGAACAGGTGACACGGGAAGAGCACCGGCAGCATCAACGCCTAATTGAACACCGCCCTCATACAGCGCATAGTCATTGGCTGCAATGGCCACGGCATGTTTATACGTTGTAGCTGCAGCAGCGGCGGATATGTTTTGCGCAAAAGAATCCACACCGCCCGAAGTTACAACCATTTTACCCGTCGCAGCCCCGCTGAAATTGCGGAAGAGCATCGAGCGATTACTTGCCGAGTTGTCATTGATACAAAATACCGACGCATTCGGCAGAGACGTACCGGTAGCATATCGCGCATGGTGCGAAACTAAGATAGAGTTGGCAGTCGTATTATACCATGTGGAGAACGGCACGACATTGCCCGAATTATTGACACATACATCCTGCGCCCGTGTAACGGCGGCGGTCGTGGTCGGGATATACGACGATGCAACATAACCTAACTCAACCTGACAGCCATTGGCATACACGCCGCTTGTGCCATCTCCGGCAAAAAGTGTGACGAAGCTTGGTGACATGACATAGTTCATGAATTGATATGACCCACCGGATACTGTCAGTATTGTCACCGACACCCGATAAAACCCGTTTCCGAGATTACGCAGTGTCGCATAGAGTAATTCGGAGCCACTCGTGGATTGGATAGTGCCGTTTTGCATGTCCACACTGACTAAACCATTCCCGGAGGCATTCCAGAACAATAATTGATAATTATAACTACTGTGCCGCTTAACAATTACAGATGCTGTGTAAACTTGCCCTGCTGTGAGTACTCGTGTTTGCTTTACCCTATGGTTTACAGCAGACGTATCCGGGACAATTAAATCCATAGTCGTGGTGCCGTCAATCCATGTAGTAGCGTTGGGGGTCACATTGGTAGCATCTTTTGTCCATGCCGCATCTGCAAAATTCTGTGATTGCAGACAGATATTCGTGGCCGCCGGTTCAATACTCAAACCTAAGGGAGCCCTTGTTACAGGGTCATAGGTAAGAGCGGGCGTGTCAATCGCGGCTGTTTTTAAAAGCCCATCTGACCCTATATACGTCTTAGTTGACGCGCGAGATAACGTGTGAATATCGTTGAAAGATCGGGCTTTCATAGCCGTGATAACAACATTCAAATCTGCTGCCCGTGTAGTAGCCGATCCAAATGATGGTATATATGACGTGGCACTATTACCTCCGTTTTGGGAATAGTTCGCACCAAATAGATATACACCAGATACACCATCCCCAGTGTAAGCCGAAGCTGTACCACTAGGTGAATCTAATATATTAATAATAGGCCCGCCCGTTGTTGTGGCTATGCCGACAGCCTCGCAACGATACCAGCCATTAGGATATGCGGTTATTTTAGTTTTACCTGAAACCCATTTAGTTCCATTATTAACAACTGTACCAAATTCCAGATCGAAAACAGGGAAATTGGCACCTAAACCTAAACCCCTTATACCCACATATCTCTTACTAGTTCCTCCTGGATTATAGTTCTTGGCAAAAAATGAAATTGTATATGTTGACCCTATAACAATTGCGGGCGTTGATATTTGGTGTGTTGATGCTGCCGCTGTATTTTCAATCATAAGCGTGCCGTTAAAGGATCCATCCGGAGAGGATATAGCACCTTTCTGAAATGATGACATACCGGATTGACCCCATCCAGTGGTCCCGAATGTAAACGTCTCAGAATTTAAACACTCGTTTGTCTCTGAGGCCTCTGTTAAAAGACCTATACTTGCCAATGTTGTGGGGTTGTAGGTGACACGGGCTACGTTACTAGCGGCAGTTCTTATAATACCTGCGCTGTCCACATACGTGGCCGTAGATGCTCGACTTAAGGACACTTCACTTGAAGACGTTACTTCACTGGCAAATTTCCGAGTTGCGTAGCGGTTGTTTTTGTAGTCCGCCCAGAAGGATGGGTTAACACCGTCGGCTTTGCCC